TATGGTAGAGAATCTATGCCAAAATATGTAGTATTGGGTGACGGAACAGTATTTTTATTTAAAAAAGAAGAGGATAGATATGCCTTATGTGAACAAACCACGTCCTTACAAGAAGGAATACCAGCAACAGAAGGACCGAAATGAGCAACCTTCAAGGAATGCCCGTGCCCGTGCAAGATACGAAATGGACGCAAAAGGCGTTGACAGAACAGGAAAAGACATTGACCATACAATCCCCCTCAGTAAAGGCGGAACTAACGCCAAATCAAACCTTAAGCTTAAATCCCCAAGTGCCAACAGATCTTTCTCAAGAAACTCAGACCACACCGTCAAACAAAACAAGCCAAAACCAAAATCTAAATGATTATTTATGGCCTGGGATTTATACCCCCATGCTACATCAGAAAGATACAGCTAGTTTTTTAGCTCACCGCAAACGTGCGTTTTGTTTTAATGAACAGGGTACAGGTAAAACCGCTTCAGCTATATGGGCGGCTGACTATCTATTAACCCAAAAGAAAATTAAGCGTATATTAATTGTATGCCCATTATCTATTATGCAGTCAGCATGGCAAGCCGACTTGTTTAAGTTTGCAGTACATCGTAAAGTAGCAATAGCTTATGGTGACAAGTTAAAGAGAAAGGCTATTATAAATAGCGACGCCGAATTTGTAATTATTAATTACGATGGGGTCGAAATTGTGGCTGAAGATATTAATAATAAATTTGACCTAATTATTATTGATGAAGCAAATGCATATAAAACAGTAACAACTAAACGCTGGAAAACAATGAAAAATTTAGTCAAACCCCATACTGGGTTATGGCTTATGACTGGAACGCCAGCCGCTCAATCCCCCACCGATGCCTACGGCTTAGCCAAACTATGTGTGCCCGATAGAGTCCCTAGATTTTTTGGTGCGTTTAGAGATAAGACTATGTCTAATGTAAGCCAGTTTCGTTGGATACCTAGACCCGATGCTAGTCAAATCGTATTTGATGCATTACAGCCAGCCATACGTTACTCTAAAAAAGAATGCCTTGATCTCCCAGAAGTTACGCACGTTTTTCGTGATGCACCCCTTACTGCCCAACAAAACAAATACTATAAGCTTCTCCTTAAAGAAATGCTTATGGTTGCGGCGGGTGAAGAAATTAGTTCAGTTAACGCCGCAGTTAAGATTAATAAGCTACTACAAATTAGTGGCGGAGCCGTATATACCGACAACGATAACGTGGTTGAGTTTGATGTGTCTAATAGGCTTCGTGTCGTCGAAGAAGTTATAAACGAGTGTAGTAATAAAGTTCTTGTCTTTATACCTTTTACACATACAATAGAGTTACTTAAAGCGCATTTGAGAGGGGCAGATATTACCTGCGAAGTTATCAATGGTAGCGTACCCGTCAATAAACGAACCGAAATAATTAAAAGATTTCAAGAAGAGCAAGATACTAAAGTTCTTCTAATACAACCCCAAGCAGCGGCTCATGGTATTACGTTAACTGCTGCTGACACAATAATATGGTATGCACCTGTACCATCAATTGAAACTTATCTTCAAGCTAATGCACGTATAGATAGGCAGGGTCAAAAAAACCCCATGACAATCGTACACATTAAGGGTTCTCCCGTAGAGACAAAGATGTATGGTATGCTACAAAATAAACTAGATGTGCACACAAAAATAATTGATTTATATAAAAAAGAAATTGAAGAAAACACTTGACACTGTAAATAGATGTGTTATAGTTTTATATAACGAACAAAGATTCGTTTTTATTTGAAAGGAAAAGTATGGAAGTTGAAAATGACATGAGTGTCGAAAAACTCGTCTCCGTCTTTATTAAGATCAGGGATGCACGGGAACAAGCTAAGCGTGATTGGGAAGAAATTGATGGCGGTTTTGTTGCCAAGCTAGATCTTATTAACGAAGAGCTTTTAAACATATGTAAAAATACAGGTGCCGACAGCATTAAAACTAAACACGGTACCGCTATTCGCACCGTCAAGTCTAAGTACTGGACTAGTGATTGGGAGCGATTTTACCAATGGATGTTTGAGAATAATATTCCTGATGTATTGGAAAAACGTATTCATCAAACAAACATAAAGCAGTTTCTAGAAGAAAACCCGGACTCGTTGCCCCCCGGATTAAATGTGGACAACGCATATAACATAACCGTAAGGAGAAGTAAATGAGCAATATAACTTTGTTTAACCAAAATCTGCCCGAGTATTTAAAAGACGTAAAACTTGACGATGTAACTAGAGCCCTCACGGGTAATGGTGGAAGCAAGCGTATTTCTTTACGTGGTAGTAAGTTTCGTATGGTAGTTAACGGTGAAGAAATCATTACAAGCAAAAACGAAGCAATGAATGTTGTTATTGTTAATGCGGCTAAGAATATTTCACGTCAATTCTATGCTAAATCATATAACCCAAATGAAGAAGCTACAGCACCTGATTGCTGGTCTAACGATAGCGTAGCACCTGATGCTTCTATTAAAGAACCTCAGCACCATAACTGCACCGACTGCCCTCAGAATATAAAAGGGTCTGGTCAAGGCGAAAGCCGTGCTTGTCGTCATCGCCGTAAATTAGCAGTTGTATTAGCTGATGATGTTGGCGGGGATGTGTATCAATTAGAGTTAGCATCTAAATCTATTTTTGGTAAAGGTGAATTAAATACTATGCCGTTTGAGCAGTTTGCTAAGTATGTTGGCTCACAAGGATACAACCTTAATACACTAGTAACTGAAGTACGTTTTGACGACAACAGTGATGTTGCTAAAGTATATTTCCGCCCCATTAAGTTCTTAAGCAAAGAAGAATGGGAAATAGCTAAACGTCAAGGAGATACCCCTGCGGCAAAGAATGCAATCATTACGACTGTCGCTCAAACTGATGGTGTTACTAAAAAAGCTTTATCTGCGCCTAAACAAGAAGTAGAAGAAGCGGATCATATTGAAGAGCCTAAAAAGCGTGAAGATAAAAAAGCTGAACCTAGCCCTAAACGTGATTTAAAAGCGGTAATGAGTGATTGGGCGTAACAAAAATGAGTTTACGAGGTTATAGCTTTAATCTTGTGAAAGCCAACCAAGATGCAGACACCAAGAAAAACATAGGTGTCCTTCTTGGGAGGGTTTGTATTGAGAACGACGTGCCTGTTATACAAGTTGCAAAATATTTTAATGTATCACGCATGACTGTATATTCATGGTTCGTCGGCTCTTCAGTACCTCACAGAAGTAAAGTAGAAAAAATAAAAAAACTATTAGACAAACTTCTCCCCACCGCAGAAGTTTAACGTAAGGAAAATATGGCAACAGTAGATCTACTCAAGGCAGTATTGCCTCCGGAAGGGGAAGGTGTCTACTGCATAGTTGGGTTAAAAGAAACGGGGTATCCACAACAATTTTTTGCCGATACTTTAGCTGAAGCCGAGATACATATAAATAATTTAAACAATGATTTAAATAATGTTTATTTTGGCTGTGCTAAATATAAAAATAAGACAGATGGAAGAACGCAGAAGAATAGCGCTTTCTTTAAGTCTTTTTGGATCGACATTGATTGTGGGCCATCTAAACCGTACTATGACAGAGATGAGGGTTTAGAAGCTCTTAAATCATTCTGTAATTCAGTCGGCATACCATTACCCACAGTAGTTAATTCAGGCAGGGGTGTACACGGTTACTGGACTTTAACTCAAACTATATCAAGGACAGAATGGCTACCCACCGCCGAGCGCATAAAAAGTTTGTGCGTAGAATTTGAATTTGAAGCTGACGCTTCTAGAACCGCAGATAGTGCATCTATCCTAAGAGTTCCTGAAACTTGGAATCATAAATCAGATCCTCCGTTCCCTGTCGAAATATTAGCGTTCGGTAAGGACATAGACCACGAAGAATTAAAACAAAAGCTTGGTGTATTAATAGCACCTGATTATATACCCAGACAACTTAACGAAGTAACTCGTGCCTTACTAGGGAATAAGCAAAGTAGATTTAAAACTATCATGCTTAAGACTATGAATGGCAATGGTTGCCCACAGTTAGAAACAATTGTACTTAATCAAGAAGATATAGAGGAGCCATTATGGAGGGCAGGATTATCAATTGCCGCACATTGTGTAGATGCAGATGAAGCTATACATAAAATATCATCAAAACATCCGCAGTACAATCCGGCCGAAACCGAAAAGAAAGCGTATGCAACGAAGGGTCCGTACACCTGTCAGACATTTGAAAAGCTTAACCCAAAAGGTTGTGCGGAATGCACCCACAAAAATAAGATTACATCACCTATCCAACTTGGATCTGAAGTTGCTAGTTCGGAAGAAAATAAAATCGTTGTCGAGGAGGAGGATAGTGGGTCGCAAATATTCGATCTTCCACAATACCCATTTCCTTATTTCAGGGGGAAGAACGGCGGAGTATATATAAGAACCGAAGATAAGGATGGTAACCAAGACGCAGAAAATATTTACGAGCATGATCTTTATGTAGTTAAAAGATTATACGACCCAATCAAAGGCGATACAGTGTGGATAAGATTACATCTACCTAAAGACGGTGTTCGTGAGTTTGCTATGCCTCAAACAGATGCGTTAACTTATGAAAAGTTGCGTGATAAGTTGGCATGGTATGGTGTAGCCGCACCTAAAAATCAAATGGCAAACATCATGCAGTATGTAATTACTTTTATTAAAGAATGTCAACATAGAGATAAGGTAGAAATTATGAGAACACAGTTTGGTTGGACAGATGACAACGACAAGT